GACTTATCAAGTCTGGTAGTGATACTTTATAGTATTAGAGAAGCTAAAGTCGGTAAATTCTTTCAAACTCCGACTTGGCTTCTCTTTTTGTTTGCCTTCGGGGGTATTCGGCTTAAAAAAAAATTCTTATTATATTTTGTATTATTTTAGTTGACAAATCTGATAACGTCCTGTATAATGAAGGTGAAAATAGTTGGAGGTGGTTAGGTTGAAACCTGTGGCTTTCAAGATTGGCGAATTCTCGAGGTTGACTGGCGTCCCCATCGTAACGCTTCGTTACTGGGACAAAAAGGGTAAACTGGTTGCTAATCGAACGTTAGGTGGTGATCGGGTTTACACGGAAAGAGAGGTTCGTCAGTTGTACGAGTTGATGCTTGAAAGTAACAAAAGGAACTACAAGCACTATTCGGAAGAGCAGTTGAATCGGGTTAAGTCGTTGCTTGATTAAGGGGTAATGAGGGGGTATAAATGCTGTGTGCTACGCTACACAGCATATGCGAGGGTTGACAATATTATACCTGTCCTACCTTAAAAAGGTTATTTATTAAGTACTTCTTAATGGTCTATTGAAGTCGTGGGTTTGTTATCACCTACTTTATACCTAATACAAGGAGGTTAACACTATGACGGTAATGTCCGCACTTAGAGCATCGCTTGGATTGGAGACTAGTCCTTCGAATCTTGAGTTTTCTTATATCGAGAACGTGCATCGATTAGGTTTGAACGTGGACAAACTTTTAGAGAAGTACTTCGAGTCGAGGGGTTTAAGGGACAATAAAAAGCGTGTTGAGATAGCGAAGATTGTCTTGAATGCTAAACCGGTTCGTAACAATCGATTCTTCTTATCTATTAAGGATGAGTACTATGTTGTTTTCGACTTGTTCAATGCGTATAGACATGATAACCACGGAGTTGACTACAAGGGCAACGGGTTCTTAGTAAATCGTGACGACTACGAGTTAGAGGTTACGGAGGACGGAGATAATATTCTTGTTACTGACTTGGATACTGGAGATTCGTTCCTTCTTATCGATAACGGTCGCCTTAACTTCAGGGGTATTAAGCATAAGGGAGTAAACAACTATACGTTCCAAACGGCGGACCCTAAACGTGGGTTTAAGGGATACCCTGCACTTCGATTCAATAATTCCCATTCTGACTCGTTAAGAGTACATGCCATTATCTTCGCTTTTTGGTGGGGTATTGAGATAGCTTGTCAATGTATCGGAGATAAGGCGAGTGGGAGAGAGTACGATATCCATCACGTTGTACCGTTCTCTAAGTCTTTCGATAACTCACCTGACAATCTTCGTTGTTTGAGAACGGAAGACCACGAGGAGTTACACGGTCGATTCTGGGAGAAGGGGTGATTGAAGATGCTCACTTTCTCGTTGAACGTACCGCTTGATATCGTGGCTGACTCTAATAAGGTCGAACAATATTTCTGGGCAGTTAAACGGGGGTATATCTACGAGGAGTGGGCGTCTCAATACTACCTAAACGCTGTCGAGAAGGAAGTTCAAAAAGGGTCGGCTGATTTCTTAGCCAAACGGAATATTGATTGGTATTATCAAGCTCAGGTTAAGAGGGGTAAACGACTTGTTCCGATAGTCGATAATGCGGAGGATAGGGATACCCCCTTAAACGGGGGTATTCCTGAAAGCCTTATCCCTGACCCTAAAGCAGAGTTAGATTACGAAGGTGTTGAGGCGGACTTGGTCAGGGAAGATATTATAAAGGACTGGTTGTTGTTGTACGTTACAGTCCTTGTCTTGGAGGGGTATGATTTGGTGGGTCTTTTGAAGCAGTATTTGAAGGACAAGAGTACGAGTTGTTGTGGAAGAATACCTAAACGCTTCTTAACACTTCATCCTCTTGGAGAGACGTTTGTATTCAGGTTTACTAAGCAAGAAGAGGTTGACATGTTTAATAAAAAGTACGACCCAAAGGGTAACCCTGAGATGAATGGTTATACCGTTCATGTTTGTAACTGTAAGCAAGTTAGAGCGGACCGAGCGAAGAAGTTAAGAAATCTTAGAGTTATATACAAGATGGACGACTTGTTGCTCGCTATCTTAAGTGATTCTGAGACTTTTAGACAGTGTTTGACGGACTTCGATGAAACTTTGGAGAGATACGACACTAACTTCAAGTTGACTCTCGAAGAGTACTACGAGATTCGAGATAAAGGGTTTGCAGGTAAGGAGTACTTTTAAGGAGGTGGAGTACAAATGGTGGATACTTCTCGGCTTCGTTTAATAAAAGGAGGTAAGGAGGACGTTGAAGACTCTTTTGTGTTAGTTAGACCGCATAAAAAGATTACTAGGATGCTTGACTATGCTAAGAACGAGTATAGGTTTGTTAAAAACAGTTTGAATGGACGACACTACTGCAGGGGTTTTAGGTTCTCGGGTCGTGATAATGGGAAACTTCAAGGGTATCGCTTCTATATCGGGGGTATTTTGTTTGACGTACCTTTACGGGTAGTTGAAAAGTTACCTGCTGATTATCTTCAGGTTTATCTCCCTTCCATCGATGATATTTATGTTCGACTTTCTTCTTGGGTTGATAAAGAGACAGGTCAATCGTTGTGGGTTTCTTGTTTGGAGCGTTACGAGGTAAACGGTAGGATAGTTGAGTCTTACGAGATTAAGTCAGTTGAGCAGTTAAAGTATATCTTAGGGGTATATCGGGAGAGAGGAACACCTGATATTGACTTCTTCAAGCGTTTGGAGAGTGTTGAGCAAGTGAACAAGTCGACTTCTCCAAATGTTGAACAAGTGAACAAGTCGACTTCTCCAGTCACTTCTCCAAAGGCTGAACAAGTGAACAAGTCGACTTCTCCAGTCACTTGTTCACTCGCCAGTTCGCTTCCGTTATTGGATAATTTGAAGCTTCTTCCTCAAATCTTAGACCTGCTTCAACAAGTAAATGCTAAGTTAGACGGTTTATCTGTCGAACAAGCTTCTGAGGTTAAAGAGGTAGTTAATACTATCAAGGAGACAGTACACTACGTTGAAGAGGACTTGAGGTTTAAGAGTGAGATTGATTTGAGTCACCCTCAAGTCCATGCGTTCTTGTACCGATTGTTAACTCGAATTGACGAGTTGCGTGGTCGGGGGTATAGTGAACGTAAAAGTTTTAAGGAAGTTAAGTATGAGATGGATATTGAAGGTAGTGAGTTAAACGTCTTAAAGAAGGAGTTCTTAAAGTATGGCAACAATAGGAAAACGGATGTGTCGGAGCACAATATTCGGGACTACTATAAAAACCGATATTGTATTGTAAATGGTAAAGTAGTAAGAAGGCCTGACGCGGATAAAAGGTAATGTATTGACTTGAGTGGGAACCGTCCAGTACGGTTCCTTTTGTTTGTCAAGGGGTATTCTAATTCTAACTCTTTTGAATCTTTTTATAAGGCTTTTGTACTTTTTTATAAATAGTTTGGATAGTTTTATAAAAGTTTATAAAGTTCGTTTTTGTACTCTTGAGTTTTTGTGGCGAGTTTGGTGTGTAAAAGTTTATTAAGTTTTGTTGACTTGTAAACTTGTTTGCTACTTTTATTCCACCTACGGAGTTAGTTTTATATAAAGTGGGAGAAGGGAAAAGGACGTTGATTTACACTCGATAGATAAAAGTATTGACAAATCTGATAACGTACTGTATAATAGAAGTATGAATATAAAGGAGGTTTTCTAAATGGCAGAAGCAAGGGCAGGTCTTACGATGGGTGAGTTGGCGGTTTTGGCTGTAAAGGACGGTGTTTGTATAGATGAAGATGGGCAAGCTTGGCGATTCGGTGTAAGAGAGGTCGAGTCAGGGTTTGAGGTGTTTTTCAAGCAAGAGGATAATGGTGATGAGGTTGTAAAAAGGTATTCATTGGTAGAGGAGTTTTCAAAACAAATGGATAATGGTGAGGAAGTAGTTGTAAAAAGGTATTCCTTTGGAGGTGCAAGAGGTTGTCCGTAGCTGAAACAGTCCATAAGGAGGTTTTGCGTTTGTTTGGGGATGAAATGTTTAATCGTGAGGTTGACCAGTTAGTCGAGCATACGGAGTATGATCTGTTACTGGAGCAGTTGGCGGAGGTTGTCCGTAACGACCTTCATGCGTTTATGCATAGCAGGGGTATTCGAGTGGATGAAGATGGGCAAACTTGGCGATACGGCGTAAGGGAGTGTGAATCGGGGTTTGAGGCGTTTTTAAAGCAAGAGGGTAATGGTGAGGAAGTAGTTGTAAAAAGGTATTCCTTGTTTGAGGAGGGGTAATCGTGAAGCCTTTTAGAGATATTGAAGATAGGGAGTATTCTCCGAAGGAGTTTTCTCTCTTGACTGGAATTCCTTATCGTACCTTAGTAAGATACGATGAAAAAGGCTACTTAGTAGCAGGTAGGACGAGTACTAATCGTAGGTTCTACACTAAAGAGCACTATTTGCAAGTATATCGTGGTTTTCGTATTTAGTGGGGGTAAACCTTAAACGCTTTTAGCGGAGATTGTCCGTTGAAGGCGTTTTTGTTTTGGAAAGTTACTTAGTATTTCTCCAAATTAAGAAGTAAATTGGCGATATAAAACTATATTTGGTAGGAGTAGGGTTATGCCATGCCCTACCCTACCTCCTTAAGGTATGCCCCTTCTGTATACCTTGCGGAAGGGGCAGATGCTAATGGTTTATTCTTTTATCTGAATTTGCATTATTGCAGTCCAAAAACAAGGGGTGATAAAGATGACACGTAAAGGTGCTAGATGCTCTTACGACAAGTTGAATATAAATGCAAAACTGGCGACTATCGAGCAGTGGTATAGAGAGGGAAAGTTCGATGATTGGGTCGCCCGTCAATTGGGGGTATCTGAGCGTACCTTATATAATTGGCTTGAACGGGGTAACCCTGCGAATAAGGCGAAGCTTGACGAGGTTGAGGCTACGTTTGGCGATAATGGTGAATCTGGCGCTAATTCTGTATACGATCCTAAGTATACTCCTTTCTTTGAGGCTAGGGAAAGGGGTAAAGCTCCTGCAAATGAAAAGCTTGAGAATCGTGCTTGGGAATTGGCGCTGGGCGAGTATGAGCATGAGGAGGTGGTCATCGGATGGTCGGACGGTGTGGCTACTGAGTATAGATACCGTAAACGGCTACCGCCTAATGCGAATCTGTTGTGGCGTTTATTGGTCAATCGTATGCCTGAGAAGTATACCAACCGTCAAGAGGTTGTGCATAGTGGGGGTATTGATTCAACGCATCGAATACTTGCAAATGTCCCTGACGAGGAGTTGGCGCGTATTAAGCAAATCGCCCTACTCGCCCAAAACCGCCGTCTTGAGGTAGTGCAAGATGAAGAGGTTGAGGAGCCGATTGACGAGGGTGATTTTGATGGTTGATAGTTCTACTTATCAATCTCTTATCCAAGGGGTCGACCCTCAAGTTCTTTTGCGTTTAATAGAGTTAGAGGAGCGAGAGAGGTTAAAGGAGCGAGCAAGAAATAATTACCTCGACTATGTGGACTATGTCCATGAGGGGGTATTCAAGCGTACTCGTCACGCAGTTGTAGTTTGTAATGCGATACAGGAAGCGTTAAACGAATCTGAACGTATTATGAGTAAGGTGGAAAGAGGTGAGCCACTAACGGATGATGAGGGGGTAGTTGTTCTTTTAATATCTATGCCCCCGCAACATGGTAAATCGTTGGTGGTAGCTGAGACTCTACCTTCGTACTTCAACTGTCGCCATCCGAACAAAAACTCCTTGATTATAAGTTACAATCAAAATTCTGCACGTAAGTTTGGTAGGCGTAACCGGTATAAAATCGAACGCTTCGCAAATGAGCTTTTTAACGAGCAGTTGGATGACTCTAACTCGTCGGTTGAGGAGTTTGGCTTAAAGGGTCGAACGGGGATTATTAAGTCGGTGGGTATAAACGGGACAATCACAGGTCATATGGGTAACTTGGTTATTATTGACGACCCTTATAAAAACGGTAGAGAGGCAAACTCTCCGACTATTAGGCGGAGTATACAAGATACCTTGGAGGACTCGGTGTTAACTCGTTTGCATCCTGGGACTCTGCTTATAGTCGTGCATACAAGGTGGCATGAGGACGACCTTATCGCTTATCTGTCGAACTTTTATGGTAATAGGGCAAGGGTATTGTCCATACCTGCTGAATGTGAAGATGAGGCTACTGACCCTCTTGGTCGCAAGTTAGGGGAGTTCTTGTGGGAAGAGCATCACGGTCGTCAATACTATCTTGACCGTAAACGTAATAGTCGAGTTTGGTCGGCCTTGTACCAACAACGTCCTGCACCGCAAGAAGGTGCGATGTTCCGTAAGTCCTCTTTCCGCTTCTATGCGAAGGAAAAGTTCTTCATCCCGAGAACGAATAAGTTCGACTTCAGTAAGTTTAAGTATTTGGTCATGTCGTGGGATTGTGCGTTTGAGGGTAATGCGACTAGCGACTATGTGGTCGGTCATGTTTGGGGGTATTCGGAGGGCAACTATTATTTAATTGATCGATTTAGAAAGCAGGTTGACTTCGTTGACTCGCATGCGCATATTTATGCGTTTATCAAGAAGTACCCTGCGGTTAAAACCATCTTGATTGAACGTAAAGCAAACGGCTCGGCTATTATCAACACTTTGGAACGGCGAAATGGCGTAAGGGGTATTAAGGGTATATCGCCAACGGAGTCAAAGGAACGTAGAGCCGAGAATGTTGCTTATCTTGTCAATGATGGGAGAGTCTTTCTACCTGAAGACGACCCTACAATAGACGATTTTATTGAAGAGTTCGGTAACTTCCCGTATGGTAAAAACGATGATGAAGTTGACGCCTTCACCCAAGCAGTTAGTTATATCGAAGAGAAGATTCACAATAAAGCAAAAGTTCGCTTCTAAAGAGGAGGGGTATTATGCCGAAGAAAGGTTTTTTCAATCGCTTTTTCGGCTTATCGAACAAGTCGAAGGATAAGGTGAAAGTTGTGCACCTTGTCCATACTCGTGGGGAGTCTCCAGAACGTGCGTCCACTGACCCACTCGAGTATATTCGCGAGGGGTATGAAAAGAATCCTACCTTTTTTGCGGCAGTTGACCGTATCGTTAAAAACGTGGATTCGGTAAACTGGTTCGTGGAGACTAAGCAGTATAATCCGGAAACTGGTGAGTATGAGTGGAAGTTGGATAAGGAGCACAAGGTCAATCGTTTGTTGACTTCTCCTAATCCTGTGCAGAAGATGACGTTCGATATGCATATTAAAGGTTCGGTTATCAATCTCTTGGTAGGGGGTAACTTTATTTGGTATAAAGTTCGTGACGACCTTGGCGAAGTGCGTTACTGGCAGTTACTTCCCTTATATGCGGTTAAGCCGAAGTTAGATGATACAGGGGTAGTCACGTATTATGAGTACCAACAACCTTTTGGTTCTTCTTATCGTACTATCCATATCCCTGCGAGAGATATTATTCACGGGTTCGAGTATAATCCCACCGACCCTACTTGGGGGTTGTCGAAGTTAAAAGTTTTAGCTGAAACTATCGACACCGACAATGCGGCTCAAGAGTGGAACCTCACTTCGACTGAGGGTCGTGGTGTTCCTGATGGGACTTTCATTATTAAGGGTGAAGTCGAGGAAGAGGAATATGAGAGGGCGAAGGAGCGTATTCGTGAAAACTACTACGGACCTTCTAATGGTCGACTTCCTTGGTTAATCACCGGAGATGTGGAGTGGATTCAACGTAGCTTATCGCCAGTTGAGATGGACTTCTTGAATAGTCGCAAGTTTAACCGTTCGCTCATCTCGGCGGTAATGGGTGTACCGCTACCGCTTCTTGGTGATATGGATGCGGCGACTTATAACAATGTGGCTCAAATGAAAAAGTCGTTGTGGGAGGATGCAGTAATTCCCATACTTAATTTAATCATGTCGACTGTTAACCTTGACCTCGCAGAAGAATATTCGGATTCTGTGCGTATTAACTACAGTTTGGCTGATGTGCAGGTGTTGCGTCCTGACTACGGTTCGAAGTTGAATGATGCTCTTAAACTCCAAAAGTTGGGGGTAGATCTTAAGGAGATAAACCGTATTCTCGACCTTGGAATTAACTTCGATGATTAAGACACTTTTTAACAATTTTCGAGATATTTTATATGATTGGAGGAGTTAAAGAAGCTTTCACTGAGTAGGAAATATATTAGGTAGAGTAAAATCTATATTCCTTTGAAGGTGAAGTATTAACTTCTTCTTAGTAGTCTCGGCGGGTAGGAGGTGATTAAGTTGCCGGAGAAGCCAAAACTGTCGATACCTGTATTATTCCAACGTATGGGGTATACGGCGGACAAACGTTTTTTACGGGTAAAGTTGTGGTTTATGCACACGGGTGACAACCTCAATGGGAGTCACTTCACCAAAGAGTCCATTGAAGCCGCTATACCTACGTTAGCGAATATTCCAATCTTGGGTTTTATTCGCGATAAAGGTGATGGGAGTCAGGACTTCGCGGGGCATGAGGAACGTTTGGTAATCAAGCGTGATGGTGAACCTGAACTCGTATATTATGGTTCCGCTTATGGGGTAATCCCTGAGTCTAACAATGCCCGCTTCGAGACTCGCTTATGCGATGATGGTGAAGAACGGGAGTTTTTGGTTGTTGACGGGTTAATGTGGTCGAAGTTTAAGAATGCCACACGTATTCTCACAGCAGATGGAGTTCGCCCACACAGTATGGAACTTTCTGAGGACTACGAAGGTGAGTTTGACGATAGGGGCGTATTCGTGTTTAAGCGTTTTGCTTTCGAAGGTGCTTGCATCTTGGGGGTTGACGTTGAACCTGCGATGATAAACTCGTCAATCGAAGTCCAAACGTCTTTCTCTAAGTCCATCGCTTCACAAGTTGCAACAATCCTCAAGGAGTACGAGAATTCGTTGCGTAGTGAAGGTAACTCTGGTGGAAAGGAAGGAGATGATGGTGATGGTAAAACTCCTGAAGGACTTGATGCACTTTTTTCGGAGTTAAAAAATCTCATCTCGATTGTTGATGGTAGTGATGAAGTTGTTAATGAAATTTTTAACTCGTTGTATAAGATTGAAAAACTATTGACTGGAGGAGATTCACAATGACGCCGGAACAAATCGCTGAGTTGAAAGCTCTTATCGAAAAGCTTGGTAAGCTTATCGAGGAGCAAAAGGGTGCAACTGGGGAGCAGTTCGCTAAGTACCAAAAGAAGATTGAAGACTTGGAAGGTCGTATTCGGGACCTGCAAGCAAAGGGTCGCGCCTTCTCGCCTGGGGGTAAACCGCAAGTTCGTGAAACTATCGGGACTCGCTTCGTAAATAGCGAGGTATTCAAAGCGGCTCAGTCCAAAAACCAACCCGAGGTGACTTTCGCCACTACTGTCGACCCTGTCCTTTCCACTGACGGTGACGGTAACATCGGCGTACCGCTTCAGGATGTTACTGAGGTAGTTTCTAAAGAGTACGAAAGCGTGGAGTCCACGATCACTCCGTACCGTGTGTCCACTGGTGCAGTGTCTTATATTCGCGAGACGGGCTTCACTAGCGGTGCAGGGGTGGTCGCTCAGGGTGATGCCGCAAATCCTTCTGAGTTGACTTATGAAGCTAAGCAAGAGCTGTTGAAGCGTATCGAAACGTGGATTCCGATTCACGAGGATACGTACAACGACAGTGAAGCACTTCGTTCGATTATTGACGAAGACTTGATGGATGCGGTGCAAGATAAAGTCGATGAGACGATTATTAATGCTATCCTTAACGATGAGTTGGTGCAAAAATACGACCCTGATGTAGATGGGGAAGTTGGGGATACGGTTATCGATGCGATTCGTAGGGCAAAAGCGAAAGCAGATGTTGCTAAGGCTCGCACGGACATCCTCTACATCAACCCTGTCGATACTGCTCGTATTGACCTTGTGAAAGGTGCAGATGGTCAATATGTGCTTGGTGGGGTAAATGGTGCAAAAGACTTGTGGGGTCTGCGGGTATTCCCTACGAATGCTTGCCCTGAAGGTAAGTTCATTATTGGTTCGACTAAGAAAGCAAAATTTGTTAAGAACGGCGAGTTTATTATCGAGATGAGCAAGTCGCACGGTGAAAACTTCACTAAGTCCATGCTCGTCATCAAGGCTACTCGCAGAGGTTTACCGATTGTCACTCGTCCTGAAGCTTGGGTAGTGGGTGAGTTCCCTGAACCAGTAGCTGACGGTGGGGATGATGAAAACCCTGACGTTTAATTCAATGGTTAGGGGGTAACCCTCTAAATCAATACCCGAGGGATACTTTCTCTCGGGTATTTCTATAACGGAGGTGTCGTATGAGTACCTACATGTCCGATGAAAAGTTGGAAGAGGTGCTTCAATCGGTAGTTACTCAAACCGAGTTAGATTCTATCGGGTGGAGTACACTTTCTTCTGAAGCTAAAAGTATTCTGCATCAACGTGCTACTAAAGCAGTTGACTCTCTCCCGTTCAGGGGTAAGCGAGCCGATCGTAATCAAGTGTTGAAGTTCCCTCGCATTATAAACGGGGTTAATACTGGAGTTCCTGACGACTTGCTTAGTGCGGTTGCACTAACAGTTGTTAATCTCTTAAAAGCCGAAGGTGATTCTGCGTACAATGCTCTAAAACTTGGAGTTAAAAGTTTTAGTATTGGTAAATTATCAATGTCCTTCGGTGAAACTTCCACTTTTAGTCCCGTCGATGCAGAGGTAAAGGAACTGTACTTGAGTAAGTACTTGGTTCGACATGGGATAAGGTGGTGATTGTTGTGGGTGAGCCGAAGGTAATGTTTACAGGTATTGACGTAGCTACCCCACTAACGGCATCGGGGGTAAACACACTCAAGGCAAATGGAGTACAGTTTGTAGGTCGTTATTTGGGGTATAGTCCTACGGGGTGGAAGCATCTCAGGCAGTCCGAGGTTGACTTGTTGAATAAAGCAGGTATTATGCTTTTTTCAATCTATCAAAGGGGTAAGGACACAATTCGTCAAGGTATTGAACAGGGGTTAAAGGACGGTATAGATGCGGCGAAGAGAGCGGAGTCCTTCGGTCAACCTAAAGGAACTGCCATCTATTATGCGGTTGACTATGATGCTCCTGCTTCTGACTACGACCAAATCGCTTCTTACCTCGAAGGTGCGAGAAGAGCACATCCACAGTATGCAGTGGGGGTATACGGAAGTTACAAGGTTATCGAAGAAATGGCAAAGCGTAAAGCAGCTGATCACTTTTTCCAGACTTATGCTTGGTCGAAGGGACTATTATCCCGCTATGCAAATATATACCAATGGAAAAACGATACCTCTCTTGGAGGTTTGACGGTTGACTTGTGTAAGTCGTATGGTAACGAAGGTTTTTGGGGTGAGGCAGTTAAACTTTATATTCCGCAGGGGGTAGGTGATGATAAGTTGAAAGAGGTCGAAGAGTTGCGTAAAGAGGTTGAATCTCTCAAGAAGGAGATAGCTCAGTTGAAGGAACTTCCTACTGTTCCAGACTGGGTAAAACCTCAAATTGAATGGGCAAAGTCTGAGGGTATTCTTACTGATGAGAAGGGGACTAGAGACTTTTACCGAGCCGTCACCATGATATACAACCTTGTACATCGGGGTAAGTCTAAGTGACTTTCTTTTATTACAAATTTGATACGCCACCTTCCTTTGTGGAGACGAATCTATATTGGATTGAGTAACTATCGGGGAGGTGGCGGGTTTGGAACTTTTTTTAGAAGTATTTGACAAGTTTGGCGTTTATGTTGCACTTCTCGTAATCTTGGGTATAGTCGTAAGGTATCAATACAACGAGAATCGCAAGCTTTTGGAGGAACAACGCCAAGAGCATCGTAAGATGCTTGCTGAACAACGAGAGGATAGTAAAGCTCGAGAAGAGCGTCTTATCCAAATTATTAACGAAGTGCAGGAACACAATGATAAACTTGTTGAGTTAAACAACAAGTTGGCTAAGCAGTTACCGGATATCAACAATAAATTGACTATTATTGTCAAGGAGTTAGGGGTGAAATGTCGTGAAGATAAACTGGAGAAGTAAAATTGCAAGTCGTAAGTTTTGGGCGTTGGTGGCGGCTCTCGTTACTGCGAACCTTGTGTTGTTCGGGGTAAACGAGGAGACTATCGTCAAGGTGACTGCGGTGTTGACTCAGTTTGGTGCAGTCGTAACCTATATCTTGGTTGAGGGGTCAATCGACAAGTCGCACAAACATGGCGATAAGTCTGGTGGTTCTGAATGATTGAATCTCTTATGAATCAAACTTGCGTTTGGGAGAAGTATAAGGGCGAGGACGACTATGGAGTCCCGTCCTTCTGCGCCCCTCTCACGTTGAAGTGCCGTAAAGAAACTGGAGTTAAGCAAGTTCGTAGTGATGGTGAATCTAAGTTAGTCCACGTTAGGACGTACTTTTTACCCGGCTACTTCAAGGACATGGTTACTACCAACGACAAGATTGACGGTAAGAAGGTCGATATTGTCGAGCATCTATACGATGCTTCGGGAGGGGTAGCGTACTTGGAGGTGAGTATTCGTGAGTAGGGTAGTGATGAAAGCCGATATCGGGTGGGACAAGATGCTTGCTTATGCGGATGCTGAGTCTGACCGCATGGCGAGAGCCATCGCGGTAAACACACTTGCTATCGCTGTCGCAACGGCTCCAAGGCGTACAGGTAACCTTGCCGCTTCGCATTATATTCGTAAAGTCGGTAACGGTTACGAGGTAGGAAACTCCGCACCTTATGCGAAGTTTGTTGCGGCGATGCCGCAGTCGAGTTTGAGAACGGGTCGTGCAAACTGGTTACCGAGAGCCTTCGAGGAAGCGATTCGGGGTGCTGGAATCAAAGTAAAAAGCACGGGTCTGTTGTAAAGGTTGGTGGACTATGAACTTCTTAGACGCAGTTAAAACTATATTAAGTAGTACCTACCCTATTCGTTTGGTCAATGTTCCATCCTCGGGTGATTGTATAGTCATCAGTGAGGAAGCTGTGGATGGGGTATTCGGGGGTATTGACCCACTATCTAAGAGTGACCGTCAAGTTACACTCTCTTTCTTCGTTAGAATTAAGGAGAAGCCGGCGGTATACTCGGAGATTATGAATCTGCTCGAATCGTTCCATTATACGCTTCTGAGTAAGACGGGGTCAAACCTTGGAGGTTTTCACATCATTAGTGTAGGAGAGCCGACAATCATCCCTGCAGGGGTTGATTCGGACGGTTTTTTCAAAGCTTCAATGCGAGTTCAAATTGTTTATCAATAAGAAAGGGTGATTATAATGGCAAAAGTCACTGGTATGAATACTGAGTTTTACGTCTGGACTGGTAGTGGCGATCCTACATCTGAAGATCGTATCTCTAACATGACTGAGATTGGTGAGTTTGGTTGGGAGACTACTGAAGTTGATGCAAGCGACCTTGACTCGGGTGAAGCAGGAGAGTTCCTGCCGGGGCCGACTGACTTCGGTTCTTTCACTTTCACTGGATACGCAAACGGTGCGAACATCCAAAGGTTGCAGTCTTTAAGGGCAACTAAGTCTGCAAATCGTGAGTTGAACTTCGGAGTATATACCCCAGGTGCTGAACACGCAAACTTCAAGGTTAAGGGGTATATCGCAAGCTTCCAAGTCGGTGCGAGAACTCGTAACGACCTTATCACTTTCACTGGTGAGGTTCGAGTTACTGGCGAGCCTACTTGGGACTGGGAACCGCCTTCGGCACAAGGCGGCGGAGATTAATCAAATTCTGTGAGTTAAGTTTTAATCTACTGATACTTTACCTTTAGGAGGAGTTAAAAATGGCAAAAAACAAAGAGGTTAACCAAACTAAACGCACAGTGGACTTCACAACTCAGCAAGCGGCATTAAACGTATATCTCTACGAGAAGAAGAACGGTCAAGGGTCTATCACTTATCTGTACGAACCGTCCATCGTAGGGGTTATGGAACTCATCAAGCTCGGTTCGGGGGCAAAGTCGGACCAAGAAGCGGCTTCCATCTTGATTGACCTTCTCGAAGGTGGTAAATCTGTCGTTGATGTTGCTTGCGACTTGATTCTTCAGTCGGCTCATCTGTCGGTTGTCGGTCGTGAGGGTGCTGAGGGGGCAGTCAAGGAGATTCGTAATCGAGTAAGTGAAGGTGTTCGTCAAATCAAAGAGGGTGTTTTCGACACTCAAGCTCCAGTTGAAGAGGTAGCACCGCAACCTCAAGTAGTCGTTGTCCAAGCACCGGTAGGGGGTAACGGACAAAAAGAGGAGTTGTAATCTATGTATATAGACATCACCCCTCTTGAGGTGAAGAAGTTTGAAAAGGAGAATAATATCTCCTTATTCGAACTTCTTCAACCCTCTTTCCATAACCTCGTCCTGCTGGAGAAGCTTTTGAAACGCCTACCTGAAAACGAAGCCTTAAAGTCTGCGTTAGGGGTATTAGCTGAAAGGGATATGATACCGTACTTTTCGGAGGTTTTGGATGAGTTAGAATCTCTTGGTTATATCTCTTTCGATCCTGATGCTGATGAAAAAATCCCTAGCAAGACCTTCGGGGAACTTTGGGAGGAAAGCTTCGCGGATGCTTACAGGCTCGGTCTTTCGAAGGATGACTATTGGACGTTGATGCCGAAGCAGGTTGTTAACATCAGTCTTGCTCTAGTCGAGGATAGGAAGGCTCAAATGCAAGGAGAAGTAAATATGCAACTATACCTTGCTCGACTGATGGCTCTTGCGATGAACAACCCGAGGAAGTTGCCGAAGAAGCCACCGAATCTTTTCGAAGAGGAAACCGAGGGTCAAAGACTTCGAAGGGAGATTCTTCAAGGTGCTTCGAGGCAGGGAGGTTACAAAAGTTCCGAGGAGGAGGAACTCTAGGGTATGGTGCTTTCGGCGTCATACCCTTATTTAGTTAGGAGGTGATGGTGTGTGGCCGCAACAGTAGGAAGTATCGTAATCCAGACTATATATTCAAACGACAAGCGTAGCTTCACTAACGTCCAGAGGGGTATTGAAGACCTGCGTAAAAACGTCAACAAGACCTCTACTGCGATGGGAAATCTGTCGAAGTCTATAGCCAAAATCGGTGCTGTTGTTGCAAGTGCGTTTGCAGTGGCAAAGGTAGTCCAGTTTGGTTCGGAAGCTACTAAGGTTGCCATGCAGGTTGAAGCGGCTACTCAACAAGTTACTCGTACAATGGCTGATAGTTCCGAAGCTTTCTTAAACTGGGCGAAAACAAGTGCTATCGCCTACAACATGTCAAGAGCGGAAGCTATCAAATACGGGGCGATATACTCGAATCTGATAAGTACCTTCTCTAATGATTCTGCAGTTACTGCAAAGTACACTATCGACTTGTTGAAGGCATCGGCAGTTGTGGCGTCTTCCACTGGTAGGACTATGGAAGACGTAATGGAACGTATTCGTTCGGGTATGCTTGGCAACACTGAGGCGATTGAAGACTTGGGTATTAACGTCAATATCGCCATGATTGAATCAACGGAGGCGTTTAAGCGTTTTGCTAATGGAAAGTCGTGGAACCAGTTGGATTTCCAGTTGCAACAGCAGATTCGTTTATTCGCCATCTTGGAGCAGTCTGCCAAGAAGTACGGAACGGAGGTCAATAAAAACACTGCTTCAAGCATGCAGCAGTTTATCGCACAACTGAAGAACGTGCAGTTAAGTCTTGGTCAAGCTTTTCTTCCGATTGTAAATGTTGTACTTCCGATATTGACTTCCTTCGCCGCAAAACTGGCTCAAGTGGCGGAGGTTGTTGCGGCGTTTAGCCAAAGGATATTTGGTAAACCGCAGGAGATACAGGCTCAGGCTTCGGCTATCTCTAATCAAGCTTCTGCTGTGACTTCTCTTGGTGATTCTATCGAAGATGCTGGAAAACAAGCTAAGAAAGCTTCAAAACAAGTAGCTTCGTTCGACCAAGTTATTATGCTTTCTAAACCTGATGCTGATTCGGAAGTAGGGTCAAGCGGTGTATCCTCGCCATCGGTTGATTTGAGCGGACTAACTGGTGCTATCCAAGAGGCTGATAAGGCGTTACCTGACTTGGAAGGTAAGTTGAAGTCTTTTACTGAACGTGCTTATCAATACTTGAATTCTATCGGTATTGACAAGTCCACTATTGACAATATTGTGGGTCATAGTAAGAGCCTTGGTAACTCCGTGCTTCAAGTGTTCAGGGGTATCGCACCTAAGTTGAAGAGTACCTTGAAAACTGCACTGGATTCTCTTGGAACAATAGCGGTATCGAGTGGAAACCTTGTACTTGGTATCGGTGAGGGGATTGTAGGGGGTATTGATAAATATCTTCTGCAAAACAAAGGTCGATTAACTGCGACTTTATCTCGCATGCTCGATGATGCTTCTGTTATTCTAAGTCAAGGGACGCAGTTTTTTAGCGGTTTGGCGGATTCAGTAACTAAGTTTTTCAAGTTGGAAACGACTAAGCAGGCTATCGCTGACTTCGTAGCCATCGCAACGGACTTGTTCCTTAAACCTAAGGAGTTGCTTCTTGCTTTTATCGCGGATGTTACCACGGGTATAAACACTATCTTCCAAGAGAATAAAGCTAAGTTAGACGAATACCTTGGGAATGCTTCTGCTCTCTTGTCGGATACGCTTGGTGTGTTGAAGAAGATGATTCAGGAAACCTTCGACACCGTATTAAAGGCGTACGACACTTATGCAAAACCTGCGATTGACAATATCGCTAATGGAATCTCGTTAATTGTTGGTAAAGTTTTAGATGCTTACAACAATCACATCATGCCAACGTTCTCTCGTATAGTTGAGAAGTTCTCCGAACTGTACGAAAGGGCTATCAAACCTTTCGTTGATAGACTTGTCGAGGTAGTAGGTAAACTTATTTTTCTTGCAAGTGAGATATGGAATCGGTTTATCGCTCCGATTATCGGATGGTTAGTTGATAAACTTGCACCGGTATTCTCGAACATCTTCGAGACGGTGTATGATGTGGTAGCGACATCCTTCCAGTTGATAATGGATGTGGGACAAGGACTCCTTCGTTCTCTAGGGGGTATTATAGACTTTATCACTGGAGTCTTCACTGGCGACTGGAAGAAGGCTTGGGAAGGGGTAAAAGATATCTTCGGCGGAATTTGGGATAGTCTTGTAGGTTTAGTTAAGTTTCCTCTCAACCTTATTATTGATGCGATCAACGCAGTAATTAGAGGTTTAAATAAGATAAGGATTGACGTACCGGACTGGGTTCCGGTTTTCGGTGGTGATACTTGGGGTATAAACATCCCTCAAATCCCTAAACTTGCAAAAGGTGGTTTGACTGTTGGAGCAACCTTAGCAGAGATTGGGGAAGGTCGTTACCAAGAAGCAGTTTTACCGTTGAACGACCAAGTATTCGGTAAGTTGTCGGCTCTCTTAGTTGATAATCTTCCTGCAAATAATAGACTTAATTCCGCACCTCAAATAAACGTAACGTTAAGTCCTGAGACTCTTATTCTTCTATCGGATGATGATTCTCAACTTCGTAGGCTTGCTCGAAGACTTAAAACTATTCTGGAAGAGGAGATGCTTCGTACTGGAGGAGGGTTTAGTTATGGCTTTTAATCCTTTTGAGTTTAAGGTGAACGGAGTTCCACTTTCTCGTAAACCGTCTGCTTATCAAATTGACTTCCAACCCATCTCTGACGGTGAGCGACTTTTAGATGGAACTATGCAAATTGAAGGGGTAGCGGCGAAACACGTCGTTACCCTAGAGTTCGACTATATCTCCAAGGACGAGTTGGAACAATTAGTGGGTGTGACTTGGGAAGAGTTCCGTACCAACAGGTCAAAGTTGAAGCAGACTATCACTTTTCCGTACTTCGATGATGAACCTATCACTCTCAACACGTACTTCGGACCTTTTTCTATTCGCAGAGATAGGGAGTCTACATCGGTAAATGCTTGGCGAGATGTGCGAATCTCGTTTATCGAATTGTAAGGAGGGGTATTCATGTCGTTAGTTGAAGACGTTGTTGTTAGAGTTACGTTTAATGATGATTCAACCTTGGACTTAACGGCTAAAAACTACCTCCACAAGTTTTCACTTATGCTTGAGTTGGATACTTCTCGCCAGGCATTGACTGGTGGTGTTAGTGCCAACGAGTTGAATCTTGTACTGAATAACTCGTCGGGGGTATTCTCCCTGACGAATCGGGAATCTCCGTACTACGGCTTGATTGAAGAGGATATTAAGTTAGAGGTATTTGTAGCTGGTGAACCGCAAGGAGTTTTCTATGTCAAAAACTGGGATGCTCCTTCAACCGCTACTAGAAAAGTAGCGACAATTCGTGCGGTCGATAGGCTTCAAAGTGTTCTTAATTCTCCAGTAAGTCTTTTACCTGTAAATAGGTCTATAATGTTAAAGGACTATCTAAAGTTAGTTTTCCTTTCTGTCGGTTTTAGTGAGGAAGACCTCGATATATCTGAGGATTTGACTGAAGTTTTGAACTATACTGTAGTGTCGGGGGCGAGTTTATCTTCTGTATTAAACGATATCGCTCTTTCGGGGTATTGTTATATCTATGTGGGTAAGGATAATAAGATTCACGCAGTAAGTAGGGATATTCGTGGGGAAGTCCGGCATTCGTTTTCCGATTCAGTTGGTATTGTTAGTATAAACCCTGCAAAAAGTCTCCTTTCAGGGGGTAACACCTTATCTGTGGGGTATTATACTACCTCGCTTGGTGAGGTTACCGAGGTGCTTGCTATTAAAGGGGTAACACTTCCTGTGGGGGAGTCAACTCTTGCTAATTATGAGGTTAAAAACGCCAACCTTTTCGAGATTGATTCGGTGAAACTAACTTCGGATAAGAACGTAAGACTTTTAGGGGTGACTTGGACGCAGTCTACAGTGAGTATTACGGTTGAAAACGCGGAAGAAGAGGAGTCTACTTGTGATATATTCGTTTATGGTAGGCAGTTAGACCTAAGCTCATCTTATGTACTTCGTCAAGACTATGATCTTGTTCAAAGGAATGGAAGAAAGGATATCAAGTTAGAATCTACCTTGTTGCAAACTAAGTCTTCTGCTGACGCACTTGCTGATAAATTATGGAGTTTAGTTACTCAACCCATACCTTATATAGATGCCAAGCTATTTATAAACCACTTTTCTCTCGACTTGTGTGAAGTTGTAAAGTTCGAATCGGAGAGATTGAATCTTAACTACACAGGGTATATCCATTCTCTCACGTTTGAGTGGAGAGGTGGCGATGCTGTCACAGTCAATGTGGGGGTAAAGCCACTCTTGGTTGACGAGTAAGAAGAAGTTCCAAAGGACGAAAAATTTATTCGTCCTTCTGAATAATTTTTTCGTCCTTTGTAATCTTGTGTTTTTCTATCTGAATCGGGTTTATTATAAGTGAATAATTTGGTGGAGTTTTTTAAATGGATGAAGAGTTGAAATTCCACCAACGGAGTTAATTTTATTACAATTAAGAGTAAAGGAAGACGGTGAAGGTGAACTGTAAGTAGTTACCGTTAACTTACAGTTAGTCTACTACAGTACAACAATACCAGGCATCCAACTTCAGGAGAGTGGATGTGGGGTATGAGGTCTTTCTATATTTCTATGGAAGGGGGAGTCGCCGCATGGCTGATGGTAAAGAGTTTTTCCCTGACAATCTAATAGCCGAAGTTCCCTTATCGGCGTACACACTTTCAAATGCGACACTTTCGGATGATGTGTTTATTATAAATCCAAACGGGTCAATCGCTATCGAAGTTTTATTTGATGTGGGTAAGAGGTTCGCTTGTTACTATCTCCGTCACAAGGTTGTGTATAAGGGTAGTACCGATATCTCGGCAAACTTCACTCCAAAGGGTCAAATTTTCTTCGATATCCACTATACGAACGACCCTAAGTCGGACAACAATATCGTTTTATTCAATAATGATGAGCAAGATGGTGATAGGTATGTCAACTTATCTGATGTTCCTACTCGCAACAAAGAAGTTAATAAGTTGACTATGCGTATTGTCAATAAGAGTGAGGCTCCACTATATATCTATTCGATTGAAATCTTCAAGTCGAAGGACTTTTCACCTTATCAAATTGTTGACGTATTGAAGGAAGAGGTCATCACGGCTGATGTGATCCATGCTACGGCAAACTTCAATGAAGCGGTATTCACGCAGTACCTTCAAACAAACGTCTTTTCTATGAGTGCTTTGGGGCGGTTAATCTCTCCGCAGGTTGATTATATGATCGCTCAAGACTGGACGTTGGACTTCAGGACTGCAACTCTCTCCAGTACGGAGAAGGAGCAGTTTTATATTGACGTTCAATATGCGGATGGATCAACGAAGCGTTACTACTTTTGGTATGCGATAATCGGTGACCATCCAGATGCGTACAAGTACCTGACTACTGTTGACCCGAGGGAGAAGTTCCCAAGTATATCGGATGAGGATAGGGATGCTTTCAAGTTTATGGTATATAAGAAAACGTCTGATGTGTCGAAGTTGTCAATACGGTTCGTTGAGTTCGATGACGGTCAAGGGGGTAAAGTTACCGGACCGATGTTTATCTTGGGAGCAGGGACAAGCCTAGACCCAAATTCCCTGCTTGGAAAGTTTGTCATGTATAAGGATTATACGGGAGTCCATCTGAAGTATACCACCCAAACTGGTAAGGTTAAAGAGTTCCACATGGATGAATATGGGGTATACGCAGTTGGAATGTATAACCGTATTGACTACATTGAGGAGTACGATGATATGGTAAAGTTCAAGTTTATCGGAGACCCAAATCCGTTGGAGTTGGAGCCAATTTACGATGAGTCGAACAAGTTCCTTGGGATATTGGTGAACAACAACGACTTCGTACCTTATACTCGTAAGTCCGGTTCGGGAAAGGGGGTATAAGCGATGCTTTTCCCTAATGATCCAAACTCAAAGATAAGCTGGTTTCACTTCATCTTGGGAACGGCGTTTGCGGGCAAGTTAGACACGTTTATTTATCCTGAAGATGCGGAGGATGCGGAAGAAGAGGCAAAGGAGGAGGACTAAGATGTTTATATCGAATGATAAAGAAGCCTTCTCCTTTTTAGCGGGTCTTATAGTAGGTGCGAGATGGACTACGTTGGTGAAAACTCCAAATATTCGCGTGGGGGTAACTACTCCACCTAAGAGAAAGCAAACTAATATAGGTGCTAAAAACGTTGTTACGTTGTCACTTGGTAAAAAAGAGGGTGAAAGAGGGCAGTCAGTTAATATACCGGTATATCTCTCTAACAACGACCCTACTAGGATAGGAAATGCTATTGGAGTGGGCGGTTTTATTCTTGATATTCGCTTCAACCCTGATTATGTTCAGTATACGGGGTATTCGAAGGTTGACTGGGACGGTTCGGTAACGGTTGATACTTCGAATGTGGCTTCAGGGGTATTGAAGCTGATGGGACTTCGCACTTCGAACTTCTTCGGTGATTGTCAACTTTTGAATCTTTCGTTCTTTGTTAAGTCAACTGTACCTGAGACAGTAACAAGTATTGAACTTCGTTTAGCAGGGTCAGCAGGAACGGGTTTAGGGACGGAGGTTTTATTCGTTGAGTCTCTTGGGGATGATGAGTACCAATACTACTACGTCCAACCGAGTGGGAAAGAGTCGGGGAGTATAGAACTTGAGGGTATCGATATACCCAAATATTCTGCACCTATTAGTGATTCGCAGTATGGATTAATCGGTGGCGGAACTTCAATCGTGGATTTTACGCTTAATAACGTGACAGTGATAGGGCCAGGTGGAATTGGGGGTGGTGACGGTAGCGGAGGTTGGAGTGGAACTGTAAATGCTACTATTGTAGTTTGGTTTAATGGTCAGAGAATCGGCTCGTATACCATCAAGTTGCAACGGGGAACGCACAGTTACAGTGGTCGCTTCCCTATCTATGTTCCTTCTTCGGGGTATGGAGATATCGAGTTTACTATCGAGATTGAACCTGAAGAGGGTGAAGAGGATGTACCGTTCTATGTGCTTATCCCTGCGTTCTCTTTCAAGGCGACAATCACCTCCGATATTGACCGAGAAGACCAGTCGGATATACCGACACCGGACGTAAAACCTCGACTATATGAGGTAGTTATCGGTCAAGAGTATATCTATATCTATCAATATAGTGTCGCTCCACCCGCGAGTTTGTCGGGGGTAATCGAATCTGCGGAGACCGTAGAGAGAGTTACTGTCCGGCAAATCCAAACTTCTAAGTTAGCGGTCATTGAAACGATGATAGCGGTGGAGTTGGCAAGGTTAAGGGTATATTTTTTACCTGCAAAGTTAGAAGGTGCGATTGAATTTGCTAAAGCAAGGGATTATTTTAATTTGTATCAGTTGCTTCTTAAGAAGAAGGCTCTTTTAGAGCAAGCTGAGTCGCATGATGTTTTCACTGAAAGGGGAGTTGAGGTTAAAAAAGACACGACTATGGAGTCTGGTTCTTCAGTTGAATTTATATTCATTAGGCAGGTTCCTAAAGATTGAGGAGGGGTAATATGAAAAATCCGACAATGGAAAAAGCGGGGATTCGAGGGCTTATCACTGTAACTCAGGTTGACCCTGTAACCGGTAAAGTGTTGAACAAGAAGACAGTGGAGAATATGATTACTAAGCAAGGTTTGGCGATGATGTTGTATGGGTTTACTCGTCACTATTGGGGCGAGTACCTTGGTAACTCTACGATGTTTGGTCAGCATTTCGCCAATTCGGGGGTAGGAAACGGTCGAACCTCGACTACAGATTGGATGATTAGCTACAATATAGGACCAACGTTATTTGCTTTAGACTCCGAGACTATGCCGAATGCGGACTTGAAGGATCTTCCCTTCATGAATGCTAAAGGGGAAGTAAATGATTCGGAGTTGACTTTCTATGCGACAGGTAAGACGTATACTCCCGACTCTAAGGAAGGAACTATTATTCACCTTGAGAGGAGTAGTTACGTTGCAACTGAGTTGATGGCAGGTCGTTCTTTTTATATCCCTGCGGCAAAAGGTAACGGGACTTTCAACAAGATAGCGTTTGGTATAAACTACATGAATACTCCAGTAAGACCGGTATACCAAACACCGTTCTTCGGTAAAGTTTTACCTTATAACACGAATACAACTGAAGTATACTATGCGAGACCGGGGATACCTGGGTTGACTTCGGAAGATGAGATTCTTTTAGCTTATGGAATTCAAAATGCGCGTTATGTTTATAATCTTGAGACCGGGGTATTCTCGATTCTTGACTCGTCTGACCCAAGATACGGTGTACTTCTTGGTTCGGTTGGAATGGAGCAGTATATTATAAACAATAAGTGGGTGCGTATTACAAGGAGATTTAACTCTAGTTATGATGTTTTCTTTGTGAGAGACCTAACAACTAATGCGGAGACAACGTATTCTTTCGGCACAAACCCAGGGACAATTCGTAATATTATCTTATACAACGATAAGTTGTATTTGTCGGGAAATTACTCGAGTACTCTTATGGCTTTCAATAAGTCGACTTTTGCGAGAGAGTCTGCGAGTGACTTAAGTATATCTACGTTGTTAACTGGGTTTCCATCTCAGTTTACATCTAACGTTAATTCAGTTTACTTCGGTATGAGAGGAGAAAACTATACTGCGATTTGTGACACGTACGGAACTATATTCGAGTTTACGGATATGACAAATGCTTGGAATACAGTTGTTGAACGTCACTTCGCGCCTTCCTTGGGGTATATTCAATCTTCGAACAACGAGTATTTCTTCTGCGAGAATGTTTCTGTTCCTCAAGCGTATGGTTCGGTGTCGGTAACAAACTACACTTCGCCAGGCTTGAACAATCTGTATTCTCCGATACTGGTTAGTTTAGGGTCGGGACCACTGCTTTCTTATGCGGACTTGGGTCAAGACTTCGTGCATACGTCTGGAACGGACACGTATGTCTCTTATGCGTTTACTGTAGGTTCGGGACAAGCAGTTATCGAAACGACACCTTTGTAAGAGATGAAAGTAATTTCTTGACTTATCAAGTCTGGTAGTGATACTTTATAGTATTAGAGAAGCTAAAGTCGGTAAATTCTTTCAAACTCCGACTTGGCTTCTCTTTTTGTTTGCCTTCGGGGGTATTCGGCTTAAAAAAAAA